CCATTAGTTAATATGGTTGGTGATTTTATTAATAATATGGCGTTAGGTGCAGTACCACCAGCAAATAAAACTATGTTTATTAAATATAGAGTAGGTGGTGGTTCAAATACTAACTTAGGTAGTAATGTATTAACTTCTATGGGTAACCATGATATAACTGTTACTGGTAATGATACTAAGATAAACGCTGCTGTTATGAAATCATTAACAGTTAATAATCCATTACCAGCTATTGGTGGTAAAGATGCTCCGTCAGTTGAAGAAATTAGAAATTTAATTAAATATAATTTTTCAGCACAAAATAGAGCGGTAACATTAAGTGATTACAAAGCATTAATTGGTAGAATGCCAGGTAAATTTGGTGTTCCATTTAGATATAATGTTGTTGAAGAGCAAAATAAAATTAAGATATATACAATTACACTAGATGGTAATTCAAAAATATCAAGTTCATCCACTTCAACATTACAAGAGAATATTGCTACTTATTTATCCGATTACAGAATGTTAAATGATTATATCGAAGTAAATAGTGGTAAAGTATATAATCTAGGATTTGAGATTGATTTATTCATAGATAAAGGATATCAACAAGCACAAGTAATGGCACAAGTTATTACACTAGTTACAAATTATTTTGATATTAATAAATGGGGTATGGGTGAAAATATCTATATGGGACAATTACTAGAGGCAATATCTGGTGTTAAAGGTGTTATGAACGTTATTGACTTAAGAGTATTCAATAAAGTTGGTCAAGGTAGATATTCATCATATGAAGTACCTCAACCATATATTGATGATATCACTAGACAAGTCGATTTATTAGGTGATTTTGTATTATACGGTGACCCAGTGGGTATGTTTGAAATAAAATATCCAGATAGAGATATTAAGGTAAGGGTTAAGTAATTAACCTTTATTTTTTTGTATAATTTATTATAATAAGTTATAATAAATAATTTTTAAAAAAAGAGATAAAATGGGTTGTAATTGTAAGAATAACAATGTTGCAGATTTAGCATTTAATACCAGTAGTAATGGTAAAGTTAAAAAGAGGTGGTATGTATATGTATTTGAATATACAGTAAAAATATTTGCATTCTTAATTACTTTAGTATTTGGATTACCAGTATTAAATGGTTATGTAATCTACTTATTATTTAAATTTTTAATATTAAATAGGAATTTAAATGCAAATGATTTGGTTTCATCTCTAGTTTCATTAACTAAAAAATTCACACCAAAAGATGATGAAGAGGATGATGATTACGAAGATGATGAAGAGGATGAATTTCAATTAACTGATGTTGATGAAATTGAAGAACTAACAATATTTGAAAAAAAATAAATAAATGTCTGACGAAAGTATAAGAATTAGGACAACACCTAATGATGGGAATAAAACTATTAATATTGAATTAAACCAAAAGTTTGATTTTATTGAAATCCTATCATTAAAAATATCACAAGAAGACGCTTACAGACGTTTTTGTTCTGATTATGGCGTTGTAGTAGGTAGAGTTACAATTAATAACGGATTTGGGGTTCCAAATGCAAAAGTATCGATATTTATACCGATAACTGATGAAGATAAACAAGACCCAGTTATTAGTGGTTTATATCCTTATTCAGCAACTGACGATAAGAATCATGATGGTTATAGATATAATCTATTACCTAAAACAAACGAAACATTAGATGATTGTTTTACTGAAACTGGTTCATTCTTCAATAAAAGAGAGTTTCAAGATAATGATGAAGCTTTAGATATCTATTGTAAATACTATAAATATACTACAGTAACAAATGCTGCTGGTGATTATATGTTTTTTGGTATTCCTAATGGGAGTTATTTAATACATGTTGATGCTGACATATCAAATGTTGGTATTGTATCTCAAAAACCATATGATTTAGTTAGAGAAGGTAGTAATGATAGTCAATTCTATAGTAGAAGTAAATTTAAAAAATCAGAAAATTTAGATACTTTAACACAAATCAAAACTAGAAATGGTAGTGTTAATGTAATCCCTTTTTGGGGTGATACTGAACAATGTAATATTGGTATCACTAGGTTTGATGTAGATTTAGCAACAAATGTAGTACCAACTGCAATATTCATGGGTAGTATATTTGGTGATAATCATAAACACAGTGTAAATAAACATTGTAAACCTAGAAGAAAGGTTGGTACTTTAGAAGGTATGACTACTGGTTCTGGTACTATTGAAATGATTAGAAAAACCATATTAGGTGAAACTGAACGTTTTGATATTGATGGTGGTGAATTAATTGATGATAATGGTACATGGGCTTATCAAATACCTATGAACTTAGATTATGTTATTACTGATGAATTTGGTAATCTAATACCTACTGATGACCCTAATAAAGGATTACCTACTAGAGCTAGTGTTAGATTTAGAATAGGTATGCATGCTACTGGTGGTGAAGGTAGAATTAGAACTAGAGCAAAATATCTAGTACCACACAATCCAAAGTCTTGGACTGATTCTGATTATAATTTTGATGAAACAACAAGAGCTAAAAACTTCCAAGATTTCCATTGGAATAAAATATATACAGTTAGTAATCACATTACTAGAGTGCAAAATACTATAGTAGCTGGAGCTACAAGTCATAGGACATTTACAGCTATAAAAGAAGTTGATAATGGTGGGAATAATAATCTATTTCCATTTAATAAAATGGATACAACTTTAAATCCATTATTTGTAATATTATGTTTATTAGTTAAGATAATTGCAATTATAGTTAAAATACTTAATCACTATCTTATTCCAGCAATAAATGCTGTATTTTATTTCCTTAACAAATTTATAATGAAACCAATTTGTGCTATAATAAATTGGTTAATTGGTATGGTATGTGATTTATTACACCCATTCTCTGGTTCAGCTCGTGATAGGTGTAAAGCTAGTAAAGGTATATCCAATTGTGAAATAGAATATCTTAGTTATATGGTATTATCATGTTCAGCTGATGAAACTGGTAAACCATATTGTATTGGTTGTGATAAAACTAAAAGTGGTAATGGATATAGAGAGAGTTGGAAAAAAACTAATGAGGATAACCCTCAAGGGTTTTATTATCCAGGTAGTAATAAATACAATGCATGGGATGACACTAGTCCAAAAGGTGATGCTGGATGGGTTAACTGTATCGCATTAGCTTTAGCAGAAGCTTTAGACGTATTTAAATTTGACTTCTTTAATGACTGGGTAAACGGTTCATTATACACGTTCTTATTAAAATATAAAGTTAGAAGAAGAGGTAAAGGTAAAGAGAAATTCTGTGAAATAGATTGTGGCAGTTCTGATGGTGTTGATAATAATAAAGATGGTCAACCTGATAATGATTGTTATACAAATTATATCGTAGATTCATGTACTTCAGCTGTACCACAAGGTAATGATGTTTCTGGTAGTGGAGTTGGTGAAAGTGCATTAACTATTGAAGTTAAAGAAGGTTTAATTAAAAAATATAAAGGTGAATTATATTATTCAGCATTTTCTAAAAAAACTAATTATCGATTATACGCTACTAAAATAGTTTGTTTAGGTGCTGTATTTGAATGTGACTGGCAAGGTGTACCTAAGTTACACCAATATTTAGTTGATACATCATATAACAGACCACCTTTAATTAATGTTTACCACGATGATGGTCAATATGTTGGTGATATAGCTGAAAGTGGATTTGATTCACCTACTACTAAACTATCTGATTCACAAATATGTAATATAGATTGTACTAGTTTAGGTGTAGGTTCACAACAATGTAATAACATAAAACGTTTATGTGAGATTACTGTTAATTCAGACGAAGACCAAAGAAGTGATAATGGACCAAAAGCTGATTTTAAAATAACTAACGTAGATGTTTCAAATGCTTTTGTTAGAGGTATGTTTGCATATGTAAATGGTACTTATGACCCAGCTATGAGTAATAAGATTCAATTAATACCATTTGATACTACTGGTAATGATTATAAATATGACCACAAGTATTATGATAAATTTAGAGGTGTAGATAGAACTAGCAATGTAATATGGTCATATGAAAACTCATTCTATTTTTATTTTGGTTTATTACCAGGTAAAACAGCTATCACTAGATTAAAGAAAGACTTCTTTCCAGACTGTATAAGAACTGAGAAAAAAGAAATGAGTATCATTGTAAATGATATTACAGATGATTCAACTGATGGTAAAGGAATTGGTTCAATATCTATTTCAGTTAATGGTGGTGTTGGTCCTTATATCTATGAATGGCAAGGTCCTTTAGTGAATGGTAAACATGTTTATTGTTGTTATAATGAGTCAACTAAATCACCATGTAATGGTAGTACACTTAGTTGTCCAGCTGGACAACCACTTACTGGGTTATACGGTGGAACCTATACTATTAACGTAACAGATTCAACTGGTGTTATGGCAACTACAGTTGTTACTGTAGGTGGATTTATAGGTGTTGAATGTGATGTTCAACCTAGACCAGTAACAACTAATAATAATGGTAATGTTTATATTACATTAAGCCATGGTACCGCACCATACAATATAACAATACAAGGGTTAGATGCTAATGATGTTCCTATCGCTAGTCAAATATATACATTACCACCAATATACAGTACACCAATAGGTGGGTTATGTTATGGTGCATGTAATGGTCAACCATTACCTGAAGGTAATTATATAATGGTAGTAAATGATAGTGGTTCAACTATTAAAACTGAATGTAATTCTAAGTTCTCAATCATAAAACCAGAGACTTTATTAGTTGATGTTATACATACTAGTACACCAGACCCTTTAAAACCTAATATCATACCTAAATTATTATGTAATGGTAATAATGATGGTACCGCATATGTTAGTATTGAAGGTGGTACACCACCATATACATTTGAATTTAAATTAATAAGTACTAATAACGATTTATGGGCTAATTTAGTTGGTACTGTTATTAGTACTAGTTCATCACCATCTAATTTGGTTGCTGGTACTTATAAATTAACTGTAACTGATTTAGGTGGTAATACAGCGCCAAAAACATTTACGATACAAGAACCGCCACCGATAGTGGTTAAGTTAATTAAAAAATTCAATCCTTCAGCACCATCATTAGATAATGGATATATTAGTATGAAAGTATTTGGTTCAAACCCACCGTTTACTATTGAAGTAGATGGACCTGAATCATTTACAAAAAGTGTTAGTAATAGTGGTGATTTTGTTGAATTTGTTGGTTTAACAACTGGTGCTGGAGTAAAAGAACCATTTAACTATAAACCATATAAAATAACGGTTACCGATATTAGTGGTTGTACTACAACGACATTTATAAATCCAGATAATTCAAGTGCTACAGAATTTACATTGGCACAAGGTCCTGAAATACCATCGCTTACGTTTCAAGATTACCAAGATTATGGATATTCTGAATGGGCATCTTATAATTCAATAGGTGGTGATGTAGATTTTCAAATAAAAGGTATTAGATGGGGATATACACCAAATTATGATAATAATGGTAACCCAGCGATTACAGATACAACATTTACTGTTTATAGACATAGTGTAACTATTACTGGTAGAGCTTGGGGTAGTATTGATTCTTATCATATTAGATTTTTTAATGGTAATATAGACTCAAGTAAATTAAGAGTTTGGTATGGTGATGCTACAAGAGGTCAAAGATATGTTTATACTGGTGGTTGGGTTAAAATAGATGCCACAAATTCACAAACTGATGGTAACTGGGGTAGAAGTATTTGGGTTTATGTTTCAGAATACGTAAATGGTGCTTGGTCACTTAAAATACAAAATATACCAGTTGAAGTTTCAGATAATAATCAGAAAGATACATTTAACGTAGCTAAGGGATTCATGCATTATGATACTGATTCTAATGTATTTGATGGTGATTCTTCAAAATCATATGGTAACATAGATGGAACAACTGGTGTTTACGGATATGTTAATACGACAAATAATGGTAAATTAATTGGTGAAGTTGGTAATACGATATTTATATCACCAAATAGTCCATCCACAGATATAACCAATTAATAAAATGGCAATAGGTAGAATAAGACAACGATTAAATAAAACAACTTCAAAGCAATCAGTTAATACTGATGTGTCTATTAGATTAGCTTTTGAAAGTGAACAAAAAATCTTACCAGTTGGTGAGGTAAACCATATTGTTAATGAGGTTGAACAATTTAATAAAGAAAGGAATGTATCAAGTAAATATAGATTGATTGCAACTATAGACCCATTAATTAGTAATGTTTTATTTAATATAAGTAGTGATAATGTACCTAAAGATTTTGGTTTACCAGCTGGAGCAAATGACCTTGATGATAAAACAAAAAGTTATGGTTGGGAAATATTTTCAAATAATATCTTCAAACAAGATATATTAAAAACTCAAGCGGCTAGTAGTACATCATCAGGTTCTCAATTAGCTCAACCCTTATTAGGTAGAGAAGATTTCACATTTGAACAAGCTGTTAAGAAACATTTAAAAGAAATCAATGGTTGGTTTGGGTTCTTTGACCCAGATGAAACTAAAGCTGGTGATTGTTCATTTTATGATATGGAACCAACTAGATATCGATTTGATTTTAATAATAATATTAATAAAAATTGGGATATAGTAATAACTTATCCAGCAACAAAAGATGATACACATTATTTAGTTAATAATGGCTTATTAATTACCACTATGACTATTAGAAACCTAGGTGGTAGACAATTAGTTTGTTTAGGTACAGCTGTACCACATAACTTAAATAATGGTGATGACATTAAGTTATCTAATATGCCATCAACTGAATTGAATGGTGTATTCTCAGTATTATCAGTTGGTTTAGATAATGGTGATTATAAGAAAAACTTTTTTACAATTGCTATTGACGCAACAATACCAACAGTAGCTAGTTTAATAGGTACAGCATTTAACGGTGGTAGACTAAAAAGACTTTACTTTGGTCATGAAGTTAAGTACTATTTAAGAAAGTTTAGAAAGATTAAAATGTTTAGTACTCAAAAAGAAATGGAAGCTGATGATTATGAGTTGTACCCAGTAGGTTTTGCTGTTACAAGTTATAATGATAAACTATTTCAATTAATAATTAATGAAGATATCGATGTATCAAACCTTAAAGATAATTTAGGTAGACCATTAAGTGAAATATATGTCACTATCCTTAAAACAGATAGTAATAGTACATTCACAAAGGTGATGGATGGTTTTGATATGATTAATATTGAAGGTAATACTAAAACTAACTCAGCTCAATTTAGAAAAGTTAGTAATATTAGAAAAATGCATACATTAGGTTCAGACCCTAAAGCTCCATTTGTTAGTCATGACCCATTAGATACGAATGGTAATGGTATTGATATAAATGATAATGAGTATTACGGTGATATAGTTGAATATTCTCAATATGAGGTTAGAGAAACTATATTAACTGAAGTTATGCATAGGTTTAATACTACTGATAGAGAAACTGGTTCAGATATTTCATTTACTGATACAGCTGAAACTGATGCAACTAAACAAGCTAAGACTATTGAAGGTCATAGGTTAGAAGGGTATATGTATAAACCACATTATAAAATACCTATTAGACAATTCTCTAGTTATGTTGAACAAGGTGATGAAAAAACTGTAGGTATTCCAGAATATAGAGAAGTAATTGGTACTAACGTATTTTTATGGAGAGATTTTCTAGATATCGGTATTAATGATGGTGCTGATACGCCTATTGACTTCCCATTCTTAAATGGATGTCATTATTTATATACTAATATCTGTTTCCCAGTAAGAAGACAAGACCCATTTGGTCGTTTTGATTTATATTATAATGGGAATAGTAAAAACTTTTCACCAGCTGATATAGGTGGTGATGCAATTACTGATAAATTTAATTTAAACTCATCAGATTATGGCTGTTAATAAATATACTATTAAAATACCTAAAATTAGTGAAAATACTAGTGTAACTGGAACAACTATGATGATTCCATTAACATTAGATGTCCAAAATGTTGACCAAAGTGATATTATTAAAACTAAATTTATTGATGTTGAGGTTGAAAACAGTATTAATCCTATTGTAGATTGGGAACAAGGTAGATTTAGTCCAGTAAAAGACTTTACGAATCCATTAAATAATTTAATTGATTCAGTGACCTATTCATTACAATTTTTAGATACTTCTAATAATTATAAAAACGCTACATATGCAGATGCTGGGTTTACTGATACTGATATTAAAAATAGAAAGAATGGATTTAAGAAAAGTTTTTTAAGATTAAACTTTTATGATAGTGATATTGTTACTAAACAAAAATTAGTAGCATTTTTAATTATTTATCCTAGAGTAGATGATAAATTCTTTGCTAGTACAAATTCACCTAGTAAATCTTTTTTTACACCACCAAATAAAACACCATGGGGTACAATAAATCCAGTTAATCAGATTAATTTGGAATTCACAGTAGGTGATTCATTAAAAGATAGACGTAAAGATGGTGAGGGATTCTTCTTTTACTATTATAAAGATGAAGTTAGTGCTGCGGCACCTAAAGAATTATTTATGAAGGCTAGTTTTAATAATGCTAAGACTGGTAAGGTGATGAGATTAATTAGTACTAGTAATAAACTATATATTGATGAATTAAATACACCAACTAATGGTACTACGTTAAAAAATAATACACATACAAAATATATATTATCAAAGGATAATACTGGTTACTACTACAAGATAGATACGGATTATTCTTCGAATGTTAGCATTCATGGTAACATATATGAGATTAATTTATATGAAATATTTGTATTATAATGGAAGTAATTAAAAGAAAAATATTATTAGAAAGTCTTAGAAGTAGATATTCAGATTCTACTTACGGAACAATTACTGCTACTACTATTAGTGTATTAGTACCGTTGACTCAAGACATTAAAGACCTTGGTATGGTACATAGTTTAGATTATATACCAAAAGGGGTTATAAGTCCAGATACTAATAAATTAGTTGATTATACATTACTTATTAATAAATTAAAAGATACAAATATTAATACGTTTAACTTCTCAATTAATCCGAATCCAACATTTGATACTATAAAGTCAACAATGAGTCCAGATACTAGAAATGCTGGGTATGATTTATCATATTATATTAGTGATGGTACAGATGTTAGTGGTTATACTGAATCTAGAATAGAAAATTCACATAGTTATGGATTTACTGGTGATAGTAGGTTAATTGTTGGTAAAACAGTGAATATAGAGCCTTATTACAACTTCACTGGGGGTACTGTAGCTGGGTTAAATAAAGTCATTAGTAATGCGGATAAAAATCCATTAATATATACTGAATTTGCTGATAGCAACGACACTTATTATGGTAATATTGTACCGCCATATCAAGATAATGGTATATTATTTATGAGTGTTACTGCTAATACAAATGACCAGTATGCAATAACTGATAATGATGATGAAACATCGATAACTAAGATGTTTTATAAGGGGCAGAGTTTTAACTTAACTAATGTTGGTTTATACGCTTCGACTAGACAAGAATATTTATTATACATCACTACCCCACCAAAAGTTGAGAGCGATGTATTTATTGAGAGAGGTGGGATTAGTGTAATACCTTATCATGGGCAATTAGCTGAGATAAACACACTAGAACAATTAGAGAAATTCGGTAACGGATTTTATAAAATAACAAGATAATAAAAAATAATATATGAGTACTGGAACTTACGGAATAGTTAGAGCAGCAGATGTTTCACCAGCTGACGTTCAAATTACAGTGTTTTATTCACCGAATAGACAAACAGCAACAACTAATACATTTACATTAAGTAGTAATAATTTAACTAACGTTGGTGATTCAGCTAATGGTATTGATGTATTTGGTGGATTATATAATCTTAATTTACCAGTAAATCAGTTTCAAGCTAAAGGAATTTATACAATCGTAATTAAACCAGTTGAAATTAGAGCTAAAATAGCTGATTGTGGTGTACTGTCTGCATTACCAGACAATAAAGGAATTATATTTGATGCTTCGGACCCTAAAGTAGCAGCTTTTGCTAGTAAATTTGAGAATAATAATTTAATAGGGTATAGAGTAGAGTATTTAGATACTACTGACCCAACAAAAAAAGTTAGAAACTTATTTAGAATTATTACATCAAATAATAGAGCTGAACCAGTTACTCAAAACTTAACTAATACTAATCAAAAAGCAATTAGATATCGTTTTAATGATAATGCTACATTAATATTCTGTACAGTGACACCAAATGCACCTACAAATGTTAAACCTGATGTATTACCATATATTGGGGTGCCTAATCAAGAAGTTATATTAACACATACGTTTTTTAATCCAATAACTATCGAAATTGAAATGGTTGAACATGACTTTGATACATTAGCTTACGGATTATTTGGTAACCAAACTAAAGGTCTTGAAGATGGTATCTATACTGTTTACAACTTTGATAATAATATCTACAAACAATATAACTTATTTGAAATCAAAGATAGATTTAGTGGTAAACCTCTTTATGAAGTTAGAGAAGAAAGAACTAGTATCGATTTCACTAAGAATTTTAATGATATAGCAAACGTATAAATAAATGGCAAAAGGTGATTTAATAAGAGTTCCAGGTTATTCGCAGAGAGTAATATACAATGGTAACATTGAATATAGAAACTTTGCGGATAATTTAGTTGGTAATCAATCGATAATTAACATTGATAATAATAATGCTGAATCCAGCTCGTTATTTACTATGGGTAACTTTGTTGTTACCACAAACGCAACTAGTAGGACTGAATATTCTTTTAGAGGTAAGAATTTTACACAATTCTATGATTTAACATCATTAAATTTTACTAATAATATTGAAAAATTAATTAGTAGTAATGTTGATATTAAATTAAACTTGGATAATAATAACTTATCTAGTTATGCTTATTTTGGTTCAGCAATTGAATTCGTTAGAGTAACTTTAGAGAACATAATCACTTACTGGCCAGCATCATTATATTTAAATCCTTTATTATCAACTACACAAGGGGATTTTTATGGTTATACAGTTGAAAACTATAAATACGATGCTTATAATGATAAAGCATCATTCGATGTTGATGTTTTAATGGTAACTAATAACTTTGAATTAGTATTTACTGATACTGGTAATATAGTTGATACCTTTAACGCTGATAACAAACTTAGAAATGTTACATTAAATTATGCTGATTATGTGATAGCTTATAACGGTGTTGAATACCCTATATTAAACTTTACTGGGTCAACGA